AGAAAAAATAAATTTTAATCAATATTTAATAAAAATAATAAATTAAATTTTTTACATATTATATATAATATCTATCTCAACCTTAAATACTAACATATTTATTATACTTGAGTTTTGTGAAAAAGTCTACATTTTTTTTCTAAATATTTTTTAATAAATATTAAAAATAATTTATAACTGATTGATAATCAATAATATTTATATGTTAATTTATACAAATTCTAAATAATATTAATAATTATTATTAAATATTAGATTTTCTTTAAATATCTTAGATTCTCAAATTACCAGTAATTATTTTACTTACTTTTATGAAAAAAGTCTATATTCTAATATAAAAAATTTTTAATGAAATACAAACTTTATAACAATATATAAGTATAATATATAGTTTAAATTAAACATAATCAGTTAAAATAATAATGTAGAGAACAAATTATAAGAATATAAAGAAATTAGGTTTACTAATCATTGCATTTGAAGGAACAGAACATCTTTATAATATTATTTCTGAACTCAGAGATTCTGTTGATTATGTTTCCATTGGATTGTAGAGACTATCTTATCATGGTGATAAAATTTCTGAAATTGATTTACAGGAAATCTTTAGATTACGTGATGAAGATCATTTAGTTGATAATATTGTTGAAGTTGAATTAGATACAACAAAACCTGCAAGAGAACAGGAAACAGATAAAAGAAATATGTTAATTCAGGATGCACAGGATAACGGTTGTACACATGCGATTGTAATAGATTCAGATGAATATTATACGAAGAAAGCATTTGAGAGTGTATGTAAAATTATAGATGATAATGATTATCCTATTACATATTGTCAGTATATAAATTATTATCATGATTATAAACATTTCTTGGTATATCCGTTTAAAGATGGTATGTATGTACCTTTTGTTACAAGAGTAGAATATAGACATTCATTTGAATGCACTGATTTCCTTTTACCTTCTGATCCTACAAGACGTTTTGTAAGACCATATTCAGGAGTAGAAAATGTAGTCGGAAGAGACGGACAAATTCATAAGATTAAACAATATACAGTAGATTACCATGTATTCAAATGGAATGAAGTTAAAATGCATCATTTGAGCTGGCTTCGTGCAGACATCCGAAAGAAGCTTGAAATGTGGTCATCAAAAAAATGTTTCGATAATTATGATGATTTAATTGATAGAGCTGTTAATTCATTTAATAATTTTGATGAAAGTTGTGATAAGGCACAGGCTTTGATGTTGTTTAATACACCAGGTAATACAGTAGATGTTAAGGCATTCCCTAAACAATATATTCATCCTAAAGTTGATTATAATACAAGATTGAGAAAAGTTAAGAATTATAAGAAACTTATTGTATTGTCTATGTGTATGGATAAACCTTTATATAATGAACTTGAAAAAGTATGTCAGGAAACATGGAAGACTAATATTGATGATAATATGAATATTGATTTCTGGGTTTATACAGATGCAAAAGAAGGCGAAGATACACATGTAGATGAAAGTAATCACATGATTTATATAAAGAGAGAATATACACGGGATGAAGATGCGTTATATCATACATATTCAAAAACAATATTTGCTATCAGGGAATTAAAGAAATTAAATATAGATTATGATTATTTAATCAGAACCAATAATTCAACATGGATAAATCTTCCATTAATGAATGAATTCCTTGCATATCAGGAAGATGATTCACAAATATTTACAGGAAGAATGTATGGAAGTTTCTGGTCAGCATTTAATACATATGCAGGTGGTGAACTTATGGTATTCTCAAGAAGAAATATTGATATATTAGATAAATTGTCTGGCGATAATCCTATTAAATTTGAGCAGCAAGTTTTAGGTTGTGATGATAATTTAATATTCGGTTTATGGAATAAGAGATTAATGAGACTTAAACTTAGACAATCTAATTATATTCATTCTTTTGAAGATTCGTTATTAATAGATAAAGATATTCCATCAGAATATGATTTTTCACAGATTGCAATTCAAGTGAGAACATATGGTGTTCATGATAGACTTGAATATGATATTAAGAAGATGCGAGATATTCAAGCAAAATGGGAAATGAATAAAGAATCATTAGATATATTATATAATAAGATGATGAATGAATATTATGATAAATTTATTCATCCTATTAAATATAGTAAGCAAGAATGGTTTAAACTTAATGAAGAAACGAAGACATATTGTAAATTTGAGAATACAATGAGTCGAGAAGATGGTTTAGTATATTTAAGAAATAGACAGAGAGAATGTGGTTATAATACAACATTAATTTAATATAATAATATAGGAGATTGGAAATTATAATATTTCTAGTCTCCTATTTTGTTAAAAGATGTTAGTAATATAGACTTTTTTCATTATATACTTTTTTATTTGATTTAAAAGATGTATCTTTGCAGTGTTAATAAACAAGTAAAGTAATAAGAATAATATATTGTATGCAACATTTATATCAGTTTTTACAGAGTAAGAGATTACCTGTTAAAGAAATATTGAGTTGCAACTGTCAAATAACTGAAAAAGTTGATGGTTCTGCATTTCAATATTATATGCATCAAGGAAAGGTTGTGTATGGTAAGCGACCAAATGCCCCATATATACCATCAAAAAATATCATTGATGAGTTTGATCTCATTATGAATAATATGTATAATAATGCATACAATATTATTCATAAGAATGAAGATAAGATTCCATCTGATATAGAAATATTGAATTTCGAAATATTTGATAGAAACAAAGATAATCACATTATTAAATATAATGGTGAATATAAGAATGATATTGTTCTTCTATCGGGTTATGATATGTTTGGATGTGTTCTTCCTGAATGTCGTCTGAAAGAGATTAGTGAACTTCTCGATATTAGTTGTATAAATCTCCTGTATGACGATTATTTTGATGAAACATACATTTTATCACTGATGGAAAATAAATGTGATACAGAGAAGATATGGTATCAAATTTTAAGTTTGTTGGATGATAAGATAGATTCAAAAAATGTAGAGGGATTCGTTCTTACATTTAATGAACATACAGATATTGAGAATATAAACAGAATTGTAAAGGTTCAATCACCAATGTTTCATGAAAAAATTATGGAACATTTAGATGAAGAAAAGAATATGAAACAAGTTATAAATCTTGAGAATATTTATGATCTGTTTATTAGTAATTGTGATTTAAATTGTAATGAAGATTACAATCCTGTTAAGAAAATATGTCAGTTATATTTGGCAACAGAGATCACAAATGAAGACTTTTCGGACATCGAAAATATTTTGAAAAATATTGAGATTTTGAGAAATCAAGAAATAAATATTAAACTAATATCGAAATATTATTATATGTTTCCATCAAGAATGGAAGATATAGAATATCCTATGATATTGAAGTTTTTATTTCTTGTGTTCAGAAATAAAAGAGTAAAAACACCGCTATGGTGTTCATTAGACTATCAATTGAATACAGTAAATCCTTTTATAGAGAATTACATATTTGGTAAAAAGTAGACAAATTCATTAATTAATAATATAAAAAATAATTTAGAATATGGTAATCGCAATGCAAAATCAGTTTAATGACGAATATATGAACAACGACAATTACGCTATTGATTCAGTTACAAATACTGGAAAGAATTATACTATCAATAATTCTATGGATGTTGATGTAAATCTTGATGTTCTTAAGACAGCAGGAATTACAGAAGATGAAATTGATGAAATGTTCAACCTTGATGATGATGCAATTAATAGTTCTATTATTGCATTGGACAAGAAGGACAAGAAGCAAATTGAAAAGTTGAAGAAAATGTCTTCTAAGAGTAAGAAGAAACTTGAGGATGATATTATTCTTGTAAAGAAGTTTGTTGACAATCCTACCCATGATAATTTCAATAAACTTTGGGAGCGTTTCTATTTTGGTGTAAAGGGTCATGCATTTAAGTTTATGCATGATTGGGATATGGCAGATGATATGGCTATTCAGACATTTACACGTGCATGGGAATTTCGTGATAAGTATGATATTGAGAAGGCTAAGTTCAGCACATGGCTTTATACTATTTGTCGTAACTTATGTCTTGGTGAGATTAACAAGCGTAATAAAGAAAATATCGTTGGTAATGATATTTCTGATATGTTTGATTCTGCTATGTTGAATTCAAGTTCAGCGATGTCTACAAATTCAACACAGTATACAGTAGAGAAAGGTGATTTGGTTGCGAATTCAGCTGATGATCTTGTTGTAAAGATGTATGATACATCTATCAATGAAATTGAAAAACTTGGTGGAAATTATGCAAAGGTTCTTAGAATGAAGTTGGTTGATGATATGAAGATCAGAGAAATTGCAGATCAGCTTAATATGAATGAATCAACTGTTAAGAATTATTTGTATAAGGGTAAGGAAACTCTTGAGACTATTATGAAGACAAAACATAAGGGTCTTTATGAGATGTACCTTGAAGCTTCTGGTGATGAAGCTGCAAAAATGATGTAAAATAGACATTATGAAACTATTTGAAAATATAAAAGATTGGTGGAATTCATTCTTAGATGATTACCATCAATCTTCTACTGATAAATTGATTAAAAAAGCATTTCATAAAATAATTCAAAGTGAATCAAATGATAGAAATAGTTTTTTTAATCAAAGTAATTTACGAGCAACAAATAATTTTTATGAGGTTGTACAAGTAATTGATATACCAGAAGAATATCAGTTAAAAGGACAACAATGGCAAATTATGGATAAATTAAATGAAATGTCATATTTTGTCTCTAAATATCTTCGTGAGGATTTAAAACTTGGTGAAAATGTTACAATACCAGAATTTTACCATGTTGAAGATCCATCAAGTGGGAAACCTTTTAGTTGTAGATATTTGGCAGTATGGAATTATCAACCTGTATTGAAATCAAAAAAGAAAATTTATATTGTTAATAGTATTGTAACTACATTAGTCGGAAGTGGTGCAACATTATTGGCAATTTTGTTACTCTAAAAATATGAAGAAATACAGAAACATTTATTTTTTAAAAGGAATGTGGACATAGGGACATGGTTCATAGAATATAGAATATTATGGAACTATGTATAGTTTTGCAAAATATATAAAAAATTTCGATAAGCAGTTTGATAAGAATCAGGATATGATTATAAGTTGTTCAGACTGTAGTAAAAATAAAATAGGTAAGTTTATAAAGGTAAAGAGATAATTTTTATTTCTTTACCTTTTATTTTTAGACTATTTTAATATTATATCATATAATATTTAATAATAATAAAATTTACGTAAATTGATCAAAAATGGCAAAGAAAAAGATTACAGTTGAATAGGGAGCAAATCTTGATGAAGTTAAAGATACAAAGAAACTTCCAGTAAAGCAGGAAGATGAACTTACAAAGGCTGGTATTCCTGAGATGTCAGAAGAGCAGAAAGAATATGCGCGTGCAACTGTTCGTGCAGAATTTAATAAGAAATTTTCTAAATGGGCAGAAATTGATCCAGTAAATGCAACAGATGATGATATTGCTGATGCGAAGAAGGATTTTGAAACATGTCTTGAAGAGAATAAGAATAAGAAGTATTTGATTGCAACACATGATGACGGACTTGCATTGACAACTGCAACATTCCTTAAGAATTGGAATGCAGAGTTTAATACATGGGAAAAAGGTTCATGGCGTGGTTTGATTTAGTTTGATAAGGTAATTAATAAGATTATTGCTGAACTTGAAGCTGATAAGAATAAGGATTTTGAAATCGATTATTCTACATTGATTTTCTTATATCAGAGTATGGGTGATCCTAAGGGTACAGGAATTGAAACCGCAAGAAAGATGGCAAAGTTTGAGAATTATAATGAGGAAACAGGAAAGGCATTTGAGGAAGATATTCCTGTAACTTATAGTGGTATTCTTGAGAAGATTAATCTTGAAGTAAAGCAACTTTCTAATATTGATAAGAAGTTGACTATTTTGAAGGAACGTGTAAATCTTGCATATGCTGGTTTGAAGATGAATTTGAAGATTTCTGATATTGAGGAATTTATTGAATTCCATGAAGCTATTACCGCTTCAGCAGCAGATGAAGATCCAGAGGTAAAGAAAGCTCTTGGTGAGAAGTAATTTTTACAAAATTCCATAATTTCATAAATATATATTTTAATTTAAGAGAGAATTATATAGTAGGAATATTATATAATTCTCTTATTTTATATAGGTATGTATATTAAAACATGAGATTTCAAAATGATCCATACATACTAAAATATTTTTTAAATAAATGGCAACATATAAGTGGTATGGAGGAAATACTGTATTTAAAGATTCACTAGGAGATGGTGCTGCTGTTTCACGAGTTCTTCGTTTTAATAATGATGAATTAGTATCAGGGAATTTAGGTACTTAGTTATTTTTAGGATTTAATATGTTTAATGGATCATCATATCCAAATAATTTTGATGGCTATTTTTCTGAAGGATATGATGTTACAAAATTTAGTACGGATACAACAGGTTGTTCATGGAGTATTTATGGAGTAGGAGATGATACAGCATCTCCTGTCTCATATAGTTTATCATAGAATGATACAGGTACAGATAGAACAATAAAATTTAAATATGATAATATAACAATATTTTCTATTATACAATCTGCATATTCAAATGGAACTACAACAAAAACAACATATACAATAAATGCAATAAAAGTTAATATAAGAAATAACGCTTTATTTTTACAATCAAGTCTATCATCATATAATTTTACTTGCAGTAAAGTTCCATTAATGGGTTATAATGTTAACGATGAATATTTTGCATATTGGGTTACTAATGAATATTCTTCGTTTTCATTAGGACATATTATAGCCAATTCATTATTTAGAAATAAGTATAATATGACTTATGTTTCTGGAAGTACTATGTATTTTAATAATACAGATATTAATTATTATGATTATACAAATGTAATAATAAATGTATTAAATAACCGCACAATGAACGTAACATCGAAGAAGGCTACAATATCAGATAATATTGCGATTTGTTCTGTTACAAATTCTAAAACATGTTGGGTTGAAAATAATATACAATTTAATAAACCGGATTTTGTATTTAAAATAACTGTGTAAAGTAATATGCTGTATTTCATATTAATCCATACATATATAAATTCTTTATCTAATTTATGAGTACATTTAAAGAAATCTCTGAAAATACAATAACAAATAATGGTGAATCTATATCTGGAAGATTAGTATATAATTGGTTTACTGGAACTGAATCTAAACCGGTATATTTTGGATTAAAAGATGGGGCAGGTAATTGGGGAGGAAACTTAAGCACTAAAGGTACGTCAGCATTTTATTTAACATCTAATGTTTCCGGTTGTACTGCATAGGTTAAAGATTCTACTTATACACCAACAACTGGAGATGCAACAACAGCTAGAGAAATATGGTTAAATATTCCTTCAACAACAACATCAAGAACTATATAGTTTAGCTATAATGGTACAACTTTAATTACTGTCAAATAGTATATTAAAGTATTAAATGAATACATATTTAGTAACCCTGTAATTAGAACCGATGATGTTTATAACACTGTATTTGCATTAGTTGATCAAGATATAAGTTATAATGAACGACTTATTTCTGAAAATACGATTGGATTTGGTGGATTAATAGAAAATGGTTGTATTTTTTGTATTAATTACAAAAATACTAATAATACCGATATAAATAGAGCATCATTTAGAGCTTCGACAGTAAAAAATGCGAATATTACTTATATTAGAGGAGTAAATTTAATAAACTAGTATCCAAAAAAATGGATTGCAACTATACCAAAACTAGTAATAGGAACAAATGATATTGCAACAGAGTATAATGAAATACCAGAAGGTACTGTTTTTTCCGTTTATACACCAACTAAATCAGGTAATCCTACTTTTATATCTGTTGGTACAGTTTCGTTTTCAAATGCTACTTTTGATGCGACATCAATGGTAGCAAAAGGTGAGTAAATTATTAAAGACATTTTTATATTTTTATAGTATAAGATTTAAATAATAAAGGTATATTTAAATTACTATAATATATGGAAAATAATAATACAACACAGACTCATGTAACACAGAAGTTATTTACAGAAATGTTACGACCTCAAACATTAGATCAGGCAATTATTGTACCACGAATTAGAGAAGTTCTCCAACATGGGTTAACAACTAATATTTTATTTAGCGGTGTCCAGGGTAGTGGAAAAAGTTCATTAACTCGCATATTATCAAAGGGTTATGAAGTTTTAGAGATTAATGCATCTCTTGAAAATGGTATTGATACTATTAGAGACAAGGTTATTGCATTTGCATCTCAATCATCTCTTTTTGATGGAGAGGAAAAACTTAAGGTTGTTGTTCTTGAAGAGTGTGACGGACTTTCACTTGAAGCGTGGAAAGCTCTTCGTGCAACAATAGAGAAATATCATAAGACTGTAAGATTTATTGCAAACTGTAATTATATTGATAAAGTACCTGAACCTATACAATCAAGATTTAATGTTATCATAATTGATCCACTTACAAAAGAAGAAGAAGATTATTTGTTTAAAGGTTATCTTGAGCGTATTAAGTATATATTAACAAAGTTTAATATTCAATATACAGATGAAACAGTAACATCATTTGTTAGAAGTTCATTTCCTGATATGCGTTCACTTTTAAATAAGATTCAGAATCTTTACACAAGAGGTGCAAAAGAATTATCAGCAGATATGTTATCAAATACATATGATTGTTCAGATCTTTTTAAACTTATTATAGATAAACCGGATCCTGTAAACAATTATAAGAAACTTATCGCTGATTGGTCTACACGTGCAGATGATGCGGTTCTTGCAATTGGTAAAGATTTTCCTGATTTTATTTTAACAACATGTCCACAATTTGGAAATAAACTTCCACTTATTCTTATTGCAACAGCAGAATATAATTCTATGCTTGCAACATCTATTGATAAGTTTGTAACATTATTGGGTCTTGTATTTAAATTGCAAATTATTTTACATCAATAATTTTCATATAAAAATATTTTTATGTATCTTTGTATAATGATTAATATGAAGATACATTTTTAATTTTTATAAAATATGGCAACAAACAGTAGTGTACTTTTAGAGTTCCCTTTTAAAGTAAAAAAGAAATCAGGAAAACCATTTAAATCTTGTAAGAAAGTAAATAAAGCAATAGGTACAATTAAAAATGAAAATGATCCTATGCACAGAGATGCATTTATTTTTGAAGATGATGATTCAATTGTAAATGTTGATATGTGTGATGTTATATTTAATTAATTATGAATAATACTTATATAAAATATCCGCGTACATTTCATCTTCCATGTTCACCTAATGCTACAGATGATGATAAGAAACTTAAATCTGATGAGCATTTCAATAAGTTTAAAGAAGTTGTAGTTACAGTTAAAATGGATGGTGAAAATTGCACTGTATATAATGACGGATATATTCATGCAAGGTCTATAGATGGAAGTTCATATCCATGGCAATCAAAAGTTAAATATATAATTCAAAATTGGTGTTATTTGATTCCTGATGGTTATCGAGTATGTGGTGAAAACATGCAGGCAAAACATTCTATATCATATACATTTAAAAATGTGAATGAATTGTTTCAATGTTTTTCTATATATGATGATAAGAATAATTGTTTATCATGGGATGAAACAGTTTCATTTTGTGAAAAAAATAATATCAAAATAGTAGACGAAATATACAGAGGCGTGTATAATATTAAGAATATTATTAAAGCATTCTCTGATTATTGTGATTTGCATAAATCACAAGAAGTTGAAGGTTTTGTAGTACGAAATGCAGATAGTTTTAATTATAATGATTTTGATAAGAATGTAGGTAAATATGTTCGTTTTCAACATTTAAAAACAGATGCAAATTGGAGCAAAACATGGGAGAATAATAAAATCATAAATAAAAATTAATTTTAAGAAAACAATTATGAATGAGATTTTGACAAGTATTAATGAGGCATTTGCAGCTTTCCAGGCAGATGCAACTGCACAGACAGAGAAGGGTAACAAGGCAGCTGGTCAGCGTGCACGTAAGGCTTCTCTTGCAATTGAGAAGTTGCTTAAGACATTCCGCAAGGAGTCTATTGAGGCTTCAAAGACAAAGTAATAATAAACAGTGTTTAATTTTTAAAAATAAAATAATCATTACATTATTTTATTAGAAGTAATGATTATTTTTTAATTGCTCTATTAGCTAAGCGGTACAGCAGGAAACTTTAAACTTCCAGATCACGGGTTCGAACCCTGTATAGAGCACAATGGTTTGCAAACAGAAGTAGAGATAGTAGTTTAATAATCGATAAAATCTGTGTAGAGATCTCAAAGACAGGAAAATTTGTGCGAATCAAATTCTATCATTCTACTAATTTTTAAAAAATGATAAAAAGAAAATTATGAAACTTCAACACTGGTAAGTTACATTAAGTAGAGGTTCACCTTTAATTTGTTTATTTTTGATCTAAAATAATTATTACACTATTATAAAAATAAAACAAATTAAAGAAAAAATGAAAACACTTAATGAAAATTTAATTGAATTTAAGAAATATCTTAAATCTGAAATAACAAAAAGAAAAGAATTAAAATTAATTGCTAATAGATCATCAAAAGATGAAAATTATAATCTTGAAGAAACAAGTAATGCAAAATCTAAATTAGAAGAAACATTAGAAGATATACATGCAATAAATGTTGCATATTATATTGTTAAACATAATCTTAATTTAGATGAGCAAAAAAAATATTTAGTATACTGTAATGAAACATATAAAAAACATTATATGTTTTCATATCAAACATTTACTAATGAATATTATTATCTTTATAAGAGAATACAGCAATTAATAAAAAAATATAAAGATTCTAATTATGAGGAAAGTAAAATTAATAATTAAAAAAATCATTAATAAAAGAAAACAATTTGTTCCACATGAATTAGAAACAAATAAAAAACTTTATGTTTTAGTAAATAATAAATTAGTTCCTATTTATGGAGCAGTTCAAGGTGGACATGCAATAGCACAGTTTCTGATTGAACATCCAAATAGTGAATGGAAAAATGATACAGTAGTTTACTTATCATGTGATCTTGATAAATTCATTAATCAAATGAAAAGAAGATTATACATTAGTAAAGATGAAGAAGTGAGTGTATTCAAAGAACCTGATTTGAATAATCAAATAACAGCAATTGCATGTTATAAGATTCCTCAAAATTATGTAAGACATTTAAAATTATTGAAGTGATAATACGATATAAAAGAGATAACAGTTTATACATTATTCTGTTATCTCTTTTCTTTTTAATAGAAATAAATACATTATAAATAAAGTTAATTATTATGAAATCAATTACAGAAAAAATAGGATATATCGATTAGAAACAATTTAATTTAGATGCTGTTGTAAATTCAATGGTTGAATTTATGACATCTCCTGATATTCATTGGGATACTAATTATGAAGTAAAAGGTAAACCTAATGTGAAAGATATTGAAGGCTTTCTTTATCATACATTTACATTTGATTTAGATAATCCTAAATTAGGTTTTATTAAAGTTATATTAGTTAATATAGATACAGATAAAGTTAATACATCTTATAAATTTCAAGGATTTATTGATGATGATGAAGCAGCATTTTATTCACCCGTTGATTCTACCGTAGATAAAAAGAAAAATAATTGTGGTTATATTTATATTAACTATAATACTTTTAAAGGTTATACAGGTAATAAAGAAGAATTAACGGATGAACTTAAAGAATATGTATATCATGAACTTAGACATTATTATGATAATATAATGGGTGTATTTGGAGGTCCATTAAAAGAATTACTTCATATTACATTAATAGCAGATGAATTCAATATTAATAGTAAGGTATTTAAAGAAAAAACACAAGAAGCATTATTAAAAAAGGATACGACATATAAATCATTAAAGAATTTTCTTTATGTTTCACAACCAACTGAATTAAATGCATGGTATCATTCATTTGTTCAAAATATGATGACATATACAAAGAAGAATCCAAATGTAACTAAAGAGGATATATTGAAATATATAGAAACTCCTGCATTAAATAATAATGATTATGCATGTTTTATTTACAGTTATGCTATTGTATATAAAACATTTGGTAATTATTCGCAAGCAATAAATGGATTATGTGGACAAGATCCTATAAAATTATTTTATTATATAACAAATACATTAAATGAATGTAATCCATCTGATAAAACTATTAAACAGATGAATGATCTATTTGATAAGAATTATATAAACTATTTTACAGATACTGTTGATTATAAAACATTTGGAACAAAATTAAGTGCATTTATTAATGATTACTACATGCATTATGTATATAAAAAAATTGCTCCAAAATATTTACATACATATAAGAATATGCAAAAGTTTATATCTACATTAGTTTAAAAATAATTTAATTAAAGAAAAATGAAAGCAAAAGATATAGCGAGTTAGTTAGGTAGTTTAGCTGCAGCTGCTTCATCACAACCAGGAAATTATGATGCTAATGATATAGATACAGATATACCTGATGAGCTTCAAGAACCGGATCCGATATTTGTTGTTGAGCATGAAGAAGTAATGTCTACAGATACCGCGAAAGCTTTAAAATCAGTTAAATAGATTGTTAATACAATTGTACCTGAAGCATATTAGGAAAATCCTATTATTAAAGATAAAATATTATAGGATGCTGATCAGCTTGGTTAGCTTTATTATCAATAGAGTATGAATAATGTTATGATTAAAGTAATTATGGATACAATTTCAAAAGGAGATACATCAGCAAAATTATTTGATTCATATACAAAATTAATGTCTATTGCTAAAGATTTTAATAAGTAGATTAATGAAATGCAAAATCAATTTAGAAAATACTATATTGATACATATCTTGATCTTCAACATAAAGAAGATGAAGATCTTATTGCTGAAGATAATGGTGTTAATCGTAAATTAAAGCCAACTATAACAAATCAAGAACCATAGCAAGTTACATATGAAGAAGTAGAACAATCTCATAATGAAAGTAATATGGATTTACGTGAAACTTCAACAAAAGATACTACATTAAAAGTACAAGACTGGAAAAAAGAAATATATAGAAAGAAATTTGAAGAAAGCAAAAAGACTGAAGGATAATCTCAACATCCTTCAGTCTTTTTTATTATAATTGATATATTGAACTCATTCCTGTTGTTTCTATATCATTCTAAATACCATGTACATTAAACTATACTGTTAATTGTAAAATACCTATCTCTTTTCTACCTGATTTATTTTCCGGTATATTATTGGTTATTCCTCGTTGATTATGAATTATTTTAAAGTCTTTTATTTTTAACATTGAATTTT